CAGAGACCATCAACTCGATGGACTATAACACAGGGTATCAATACTCTGTAACAGGGAGTGGAATTACAGCATCAGGTTCACTACAACCAGGAACAGGTGCTAACAATGTAACTATAGATGGCGTGACATCATCATGGACAGGAATAACAAGCAGACCAAACTTCACACAGACGACACCAGGCGGAGCATTTCAGTTCACAGAATCTTACCAAGGTCCTGGTTTAAGCAATCAAACAATCATTCAAAGAACAACAGAAGTCACAAGCATAACAGACACTACCTCTATCTTCTCACAGTAGGTATCAATCTTGCTTTCCCAATTCAAGCATACGCTGAAGTCGGGGGTGTTAGTGCTACAGCTGCTCCCGTTGCTAATTCTTCAGGCTCTGTTACTAATCAAGCGATCCAGGTTTTACAAGGTCCCTATATCACAAATACATATGGCGGAGGTATACAATGCCAAGGACCTACACTAAACTTCACACCATATGTCACTGGTAGTGCTTCTGCTACCAAACCATACGAACCATATTATTATGATCCTGTCTATGACATGAGGGACATGGATGAAGATGGAGCACCTGATAATCCTGGTGATATTTTATATCGTGTTCCTGTAAGGACTGGACAAAAAGATAACTACAATTTAGGTATTGGTTTCTCTGCTACATGGTCTCGTCCTTTGGATAAGAAACTACAAGATCAATGTAAAGAAGCAGCACAAGCTAACATTGATCTAATGAAGCAGACAACTGCTAACAAGAGATTAGATTTTGAGATCGCTAGACTAAAAAATTGTGGCGAATTGATGAAGCAGGGTATCATGTTCCACCCACGCTCACCTTATTATAAAGTGTGTGCTGATGTGGTTGTGAATAATCCTCCAGGGCATGATCATCCACACGTCCATGCTATCCCTTCGGTTTCAAGACAGAACGCAAAGCCCGAATTGCCTGTGTCCTCTCGCGCTGAAGATCTTGGCGGTCCCTTACAGACAAAACAGGAACAGACTTCCCCCTGATAGCAGCAATCTTTTTCATAACTTTCTTGACCGTTGGTTTGATAACCTTTAGTAGGATATCTGCCAGCGGTTTTGCCATGAGTGCTGATGCTGTTGCGACAACAGCAATACTTGAGGTAGTTACTACTGTCCCAGCAGCAGGAAGACCAGCAACAATCTGCTCTGGTAGAGGCACAGGTTCTGTAATCTGAATACACTGATTGCCAACTAACTGATAGTCAGTAACTTTCTTTCTAAAACCCTCAATGTATGTGCCGACAGGTTCTTTTGCCTGCTGTGCTGGTGTGGGGCAGTCCACCTTAGCAGTAGCAGGGGGAGTTTTAGGTATCGGTAGATCGGGTGCTTCGGGAGCTTTAGGTTGCCTTGTATCTACCCCCGAAGGTTTAGTAGGAACTATCTGGTTAGGTTCAAAATTAATAGGATTGTAACTGGGAACGCCAGCGTCGCAATACGTAACCAAACCTCTGTCGTCATCACTTCCGACAGTTTTAGATTTGTTTTTCGCTTCGTGGGCTTCGACACAACCAGGCACGTCAACGATAGGCACACCAATATTTACCACTACAGGAGGTGGCAATGGAGTTGATGTGTAATATTCGTTAGCAGTTACTACCTGTGGAATGTCAATCTCCCGAACGTTGATGTTGGGAGAAGTGATGTTAGGTATTTCCATTAGCAATCATTAAATACTTGTCCTACTTCAGATCCAATTTCAGATCCTGCTTTCTGTCCTAGGAGCAGTGCCCAACCACCTGCCAACCATCCGATGTAAGGAATGCCGACAACAGCAGGAACGATAGCACCAGCAGCTATAGCACTACCTGCCATCGCACCTTGTGAGCGTGCGCCAGCGTCCGCCCTGATGCACTCTTCGCTTTTTGCAAGGGACTTTCCCTCGCTGTCTACTGCAGCGCCTCCTAGGTTCCTTGTGCCGTCCATGGTGTATTCGTCTGTGCGATACTCCCTACGCTTCTCAGTAGTAGGTCCAAACCATCCACGCTTATCTTTATCTACTTGAAGTGATCTTTCTGAGCGTAGGATGGCAGGATCATTTGCTTTATATTCAATCTCATAACCATCTCTTCCTGCCTTGATCCTATAAGATGAGTAATCACCTCTAGGAATATTGATGACAGGAACATCAGACCTGCGTGGTTGATGTATAACATATCCCAATAGACCTACATGAGATACAGCAAACAAAGCGCCAACAGTGGCAGCTACAATCTTAAACTTAGACGGTTTTTCTTTCTTAGTTTCAGGGAAGTAATCGCCAGGTTGTTCTTTGTTGCTGTTAAAGAGGTTCATGGTTAGAAGGGCATAGCGGGTCCAGTCGTCGTTGGAAGGGACGCACCACCTTGAGGAATTGCACCTCCAGTCATCTTAGGCATCTCAGGCATAGCACCATCAATCATTCCAGGTAGCGCCTCTGTGACTGCTTCGGTAACTGCTTTGGTTACCTTTGCTCTAGCATCTTCTACTAGGGTATCTTTATTCAGATACAGATAAGCACCCCCACCAACGACTGATAGGGATACCAGACCTGATAGGAGTGCGATTAGGTTAATTAGTTTTTGCATCTTTAGGCTCGATAGCGGAAACAACCTCTGGTTCTTTCTTTGCTACTGGTTTGGCAGGAGCAGCACCGCCACTCTTAGCGGGAGACAGTCCAAAGGCAGCTAACGATCCAGAGAAGACCGAGGCAATGAAGGTAGGGTCAAAGTCAAGAATCTTTTGACCGTTTGGAAGTCTAACGTAACTAAAGGTTAGGAGAGAAGCTGACCAAATAAGCACAACAACTTTCACTAGATTACCAAGAACTTCACTTTTATCTTCATGTTGGTCGTCTTTCTCTTCTACCTTTGCTTTGGATTTATTTCCTAGCATTGGTATAGAGTAAGGCGATACTATTTATCAAACCCACGCCATGTTACCAGCTACAGATATTCTAGGTTCATCTGTGCCATAGAATGGATAGACAAGATGATTCAATTCTGCAGGGAAAAACACCATCAGTCCTTCCATCTCTGGACTCATAGGATAGTTAAATGTCTTTCTGTTTCCAAGGATAGTTTGGTATTCAAATTGAAAACATGACACACAGGGACTACTAGTTTTACTAGCGAAAGGAAGTTGCATTTGTTCTCTAGTATCAATAGGAATCTTCATCCAGATAACAAAAGAAAACACACCAAAATGTATGTGTGACGGGTTAAATTCTGTTTGGTATTGCCAATTCGCCCAGAGATCATGCAACCTAATACTGGCATTATTGACAGATGTTTGTCTAGGTTTGTAATCAAACTTGCGTTGATACTCTCTACAAACTTTATCAATAAACCCATTAAACATGTCTGTAGGCACCATCTCTTTACTAGTGCTGATGTTACCTGCCAGTTTTGCTTTTACATCTTTCTTTGCATCATCAACCATCCCCCAGACATCTTGAATGATATCTGAGGGAACCCTAACTTCTAACCACCCATCATTCTTGGGAGTAATAGGTCTTGATTGAAACATATAATAGGAGTCTTTCTCCTATTATACATCATGCCTGAGCTTCTGTCCAGGAGAATCTAGCGTCTGCGTATCTGTTATTAGAACCACGACCACCAGCGATGTTAGTTACCTGAACTGCTAGAACTTCTGGACCATCGGGGAATACACCAGTTGGGTTTGATCCAGTAGCTACTGATAGTTGTCCTGTTCCACCACCAAGGATGCTGTTAGAGATTTCCTTAACTCGTGACAGATCGTAAGCGGCAACACCAGCGTCAGCATAGAAACCATAGATAACTTCACCACCAACTAGTTCAGCATTGGTGTTGAGAACAGCATACTGTGCGAGTGATGTTCCTCCAACATTCAACCAATTAGCAGCGATAGTAATCGTTGGGTTAAGAATCAGTTCAACATAGAAAGGACCAGATGCCGAGATCTCAGCACCACGAAGAACCAACTGCATTCTATTAACCAATTCTCTAGAACCAAATGTTCCAGGAATACCATTATCGACGGATGGTGCTACACGAAGAGCAAGAATTGCTTTCGTTTCTCCAGAGTCAATCTGACGACCTGTTCTAGTTCCAACGGTATAAACATATGCTCGGTCATCGTCATAGAGACCGTCCATGATAACAGATGAACCCCAGTGAGAGATCTGTGGGACAGATGTTGCACCGATAAGTTCCACACTGATTGGTTGTGCTGCACTATATGTAAATGTCTGTGCTGCACCAGCACCAAGAGCAGAGAAAATTACACCAGTTGGGTTAGCAGACGTAACTGCCTTACTTAATTCAATGTTCTGACCTGCAATTGAATGAACGTAAGTATCAGCAGGGATTCCAGAACCAATTACTTGCTGTCCCTTTTGAATACCAGTTCCAGAGCTAACAGTTCCAACAGACGTTCCAGATGCCATCGTTAGAGAAACTCCAGTCGCACCTGCTTGCTCTCTAGTTAGTCCAGTAAATGCACCAGAGGTAGCACGAGAAAGAGGAGACAATGCAGAACCAGTAGCAGTTGTAATAGCAATTGGAGTTCCACTATTCAGTGTCTCAGTAATCGTGAACTGAGTTGATGATGGAACAGTAGCAACATAGTATACTTTGTTAGCAACAATGTTTGCGAATGGTGTATCAAAGATGATTGGTTGAACTCCGTTTGGATTTAGTCCTACAGTTGATGCTACTTCAATCTGATTGTTGCCAGCGGTCGTTGCAATAACATCTTGAATGAATTGTGTCTTGCCCGTATAGTTAACATATTCCTGAACACCAGCAGTAGAAGAAGTAGTCTTCTTAACTCTCAGTGTTCCAGATTCTGGGAATTTACTTGGTGCTGCTGCCACATATAGGGTGCTATCACCAGAAGATAATGTCTTAGTAGCAACTGTAGATGTAGCAATAGTATTTACTTCATAACGAGATGGTAGGTTACCAGATCTCATGTATGCTTCAGTGTTCTGGTTGTTGTTAGGAATCTTATGAGCATAGATGATGTTACCATCTAGAGCACGGAATCCCCAGCGAATGAAACCAGCACCATACCAAGAGTAGTCCATGTAGAACATCTGCATCTTAGTAGTGTCTAGACTATATCCAGACTTACCAGTTCCATCACAACGGTCAATGTTCCAATCAGATTGTTTCCACTCAGTTTCAACTGTCTTGGTTACAGGAACACCACCCGATGAAGGACCACGATAATCAGGGAAGATCACCATCTGTGTATCTGAAATGATACCATCAACACGATAAGAAGAACCACGAATTGAAACATAGTCACCAGGCTTCAACTGCTTAGAAAACTTAGTTCCCTGTTGGTTAGGTCCAGTCCAACTAGAAACAAGTGTGCTTCCTTGAGTCACAGATACTTTACCAGACAACTGATAGGTTGATGTTCTTCTAACAACACTCAGTTCTCCGCCAGCATAACGGAAGAAGATACCATTCTGTTGATCCATCATACCAATCTCAAGATTGGTTCCATATGCATTGATTGGAGTTACAGTATACTCTCCAGATGCTGTTGTTTCCGTTGGGGCATTGGTTGCTACATATTGGAAAGTAAATGGATCTACTACATTAGATACTTCGTATGTTCCATTATAGTTGTTGTCACCAACTCCACGAACATCAACTGTAGTATCTCTAGTTACGTTATGTGCTTCAGCACAAACTACAGTAACAGTAGTTCCAGATGCAGTAATGCTATCTACATTAGGAATTGCTGGTTCAAGAATAGATCCAGTGGAGAATGCCACACCTTTACCAGATTGATAACGGAAGTAACGTTTTGTCTGACGAGTTGCTGACTGATTTTTGGAGTGTGTATTTGTAGAGAATTTAACACCACCATCAAATGCTCTGTGAATCGAGTTGCCCTGTGGTCTTGGATAAAGTTTGGGAGTTCCGCTAGATACTGCACCAGATGGAGCTTGGTCAGGGAAGTAGAAAAATCTTGTAGGACTAGAAACTCTAGCAACTACCCACGATCCATTAACATTAGTTCCAGAAGATCCTACGATTGCAATCTCATTACCAACTTCAAGACCATGTGCTTGGGTGCAATCAACTTGAATTGATCCTGTCATAGCACCACCTGCGGAAGCAAGACTGATAGTTCCACCAATATCAGAACCAGTGTAATGGATTCCAGTATAGACTGCTGTTCTAGAGGCATCATAAATGCCACTGCTACCAGCAGTCCAATCATAACGTGCAGTATAGGTGAAAGTTTGTTGTCCACCATTGGAGCTATCAACCATGAATACACCATTCGCACCAGGGAATAGTGTATCTTGAATATAAACAGCAGTTCCAGCAGATGGAGGAGCATCTGCTGTTGATACTGTAATTTCCCTGCTGTTCTGTGTTGCCTGAACGTCAGTGATAACAATAGGATCTTGAGACTTATAAGCAAATGGGTTGTTGTTGATCATTGCCAACGCTTCCCACTTGGTATCCTGGTTTCCGTATTCAAAGTCAGTCTCAATCTGTGATTGTGGCTGGGATACCTTTGACTTGTTTACAGCATCGTGGTATGTCTCAGATGGTCTTACAACTTCCTCATAATCATCAACCACAATCTGTAGTTGGTCATCATCATCCATGCTAGTGGTGTCATATGACAACACCACTCTAGTTGTCGTGACGTTTCTGATATCAGTAGAAATGTGATACTCAGTTGCAGTCAGTTCAGGGTCCGAGAAATTGTAAATTACCTTGTTATCAGTAACGTTCGTAATGAGAACAAGGTTCTCTCTCTGAACTCCACCTGGGATGATAACTTCACGCGCTGAAGCATCAAACAGATAGTAATTACTCTGAATGGTTTTCCTTGCCATTACTTATGTTCCTCGGAATATTATTATGCTTTATCTATTTATCAGACACCATACTTACCACGGGTGGCGTTGAAGTTTTGGGATACTTCTTCGAAACTTAGTTCTCTATTATAGAAACGAATTTCGCCAATCCTACCATCAAGTTGATACTGAGTATTTTGCCATCTTCCTATTGTAAAAGCACTGGTGCTGTCTTTTCTTCCAGTAGCGAATGTCACATGATTACTATTAGAAGAATTGTTTAGATAGTATATGTATCCAGTGCCATCTTTCCACACCCAGACACAGTGATTCCAAACACCAGTTGAAAGTATCAAAGCATTATCTCCAGATCCACTTGAAGCGTATTGAGTGTTACCACCACCACTGTCAAATCTCCATGATGCCATCTCTCCTTCAGCTCCCAAATCCCCAGTAGATGAGGCGATAAACACTGAGAATATATGATTGCCATCACTTCTATTCATAATGGCATTATAACTGGTTCCATTAGAACTCCAATTGTCTCCCCAAATCCAAGCCTCAACGGTGAAATTTGGATTTGCTGTATCATCATAATCAAATGATGCATTAGTGATAGCAGAAGTAGTTGATTGTCCGAACTGGAAATACCCAGCACTATCAAATACAGGACCCGAGATCGTGCCAGTATAAGAAGAACTTGAGAGGTTCTTTACTGTGGTTGGTGCTGTGATGGCAGTTCCAGATGTTTTGATGTATCTGCCAGGAGTAGATCCTTGATTGACATTCATACCCCAAATATCAATAGTGGTTTTATCTCCACCATCAACATTTCCATTTGGAAATACTGAAACATAATTTCTGATTGGAGTTCCATTTGCTCCAGTAATTGTATATGTGGCAGAACATCTTACCCAAGTTCCAAATGGCACAGCATCCAATTGAGTTGTTACATCTTGTGGCACATTATCGCCAAGATAAAATCTAACAGGACCAAAACTTTCTACCCTTCTAATCCAACAAGAGACTGTGTATGTTTCGCCAACTGTTAGTGCTGTTGGAACTAAATGATAGATTAATTCTTGGTTATTATTATTTCCAGATTGCCACCTTGAAGCATTATTAGTTCCAACGGGACTATCAATTCCAGTATTAGCAATTAGTGTTGCTCTGGAATATTGTGGAGCATCTGTTCTCCATCCTGTGCTAATATTATTGAG